GAGCGCATGACTGTTAATCATGATGTCACTGGTTCGAGCCCAGTTGGGGGAGCCAAAGTAAAAGTCAGTAAATATGCTAAAAACGGCTTGTTTACTAACTTTTTTCTATGTCCAAATATTTTTGTTTTAAAGAGAATATTCATCTCTTTTTATGCGTTTTAATCTCTTATACTACAGATAAACTACAGATTTTCTACAACAAAAGCCGCCGGAAATGTAATCGGGCGGCTTATTTTATGCCAGCAATTTTATTGCTTTATAAAGAGTATCAACCTCTTGGATAATGTAATGGTCAATATCAACCTTATAATCTGTATGTCCCATAAGAGCGATAATATCTTCCTCCCTTGCTCCTGCCGCTGACATCCTTGTTGAAAAGGTCCTGCGGCAAGAATGTGGGGTGTATTCATCACCTAAGCCTATGGCTTGCATCGCCGGGCGAAAACCGTATTTCAAGAAATAATCCTTGTTCATCGCTTTGCCTGTTTCGGAACCTTCGTGTATGCGGCAAAAAATTGTTTCGCCGTTGTGGGCAATACAAGTCTGAATAAGATTTTGAATTTTGGGGTGCACCGGCACAATACGATTTCGACCTGCGTCAGTTTTCTTGCCTGCGACAAAATAGTGTATACCGTTTTCGTAGCGATACTGCTCTGTCGTCAGCTCTAAAAACTCAGACACTCTGAAATTGAGATAGCACATAATGTATACATAGTCCATGTATGGAACTTTGCCCACACTCTGACGGATAAGTTCAAGCTGCACTTCTGTAAATCTTGTAGCTGTAGTTTCTTCCTGTTCAGGCAATTCGATAAAGGTTGCGTAGTCTTTGTTTACTATATCCTCTTTCATCGCAAAGGTGTACAGTGTAGTGAGCAGGCACTTGACTTTATGCAATGCAGAGTAACCTAAGCCCTCACAGATTTTCGGTGTGTTTGTGACCTTATAAGTGCCCTTACCGTTCTTGTCAAGATATTTTAATTTGCCGCCGGCGCCAACTTCGTGATGTGGATTATCGTAATAGTCTATTATGTACTGATAGTCTGATGTGCGTAAATCTCGAAATTTACGCTTATGGAGCAGCTCAAGTTTTATCCAAGCACTCGCATAGTTACCTTTAACGCTCTTGCCAAGTCTATCGTATGCTTTAGTTTTGAGCCATTTAGCGTGCAATTGTTCGAGCGTTATATTATAGCAACTTAAAGGGTTGTATTCATATTCTTGTAGAGCGTTTTCTGCCTCTCGTTTTGTGGCAAAAGCGCCTAAATAAACTTGTTTGCCTGTGGCACTGCTTGCGGCCGCATAAGGTTTTGACTTGTTATCTTTGCGTATATAGATGCTTCCTGTGCCTTTTGTTCTGCGCCTGCTTTTTGGCTTATCAGATGATTGATTTTTACCGCAGTAAGGGCAAAAAATGAAATCGTCTTGTAACTCTCTGTTGCACCTTTTGTTGATACATTTTTTCATAATTTTTACCTCAAAAAGGGTGCAAAAATCCCGTTAAAATCTTGTAAATTTCAACAGGATGTGGTATAATATATTTGCTAATTTCATACACCGTTGCACCTGTTGTAATGGTTCCCGTCCTGTCCTATTGGCGTAGGGTAGGACGGTCTTTTTTTATCTTTTTATGAGTAAAGTCCGCTTTATGGGACTTTGGTAATCGCTATATATAATTTACAATATTTACCACTTGAAATTATCGAACAATGGTTCTATAATTATAAGTAAAGAAATCTTTTTTTGAAAGAAGCTGAAAAATATGTATAATTACAGGAAAATGATTGACGAAATGCTTTCAAAAATCAAAAGCGAAAAGAAGCTTAAAAAGATTTTTGAATACATATGTTTTGTCTATTTCAAGGGTGGCGATTAAGCCACCCTTTTTTATGTAATTAATTTTTTGATTGTTTCAATAACTTGTGCTCTTTCGGCAGGCGGAAGTTTCACAAAGTTTGAAACAATCTTTTTTTCTATGTCTGTCAATTCGTACTCAATCGCTAAATCATCAAGAAATTCATCAGCAACCTCAAAGAACATATCACCTTTGCCTTCTGTAAGCCACAGAGGATTTACATTATATGTTTTACAAATAAGATTTAACATGAATTCTTTTAGTTCAACACGCTCAAGTTCAAGATTTACTACGACAGATTTACTTACTCCGAGCTTTTCCCCAAACTTAGTTTGAGATAAATTTAATGCCTTTCTAAGTTCTTTTATCCTATTCGGTATATCCAACATTTTGACCTCCCTTCTATAATAATTATATCAAATTAAGTGTTGTTTGTCAACAACACTTTAAAAAATAATTCTAAAATTTTTTCAAAAAAGTTGTTGACAGATAACGATTTATGATGTATAATGTTGTCATAGGATAACACAAAAGGAGGTGAAAAGAATGTCAACAACAACAATGTCAACAGCAACAAAAGATAGAGCAGATATAAAACAGCTTATTGAACTTATCAAGAGATTACCCGAAAGCAAGCAGAATTTCGTTAATGGATATGTGCAGGGCGTTTGTGAAACACTGTCCGATAAAAACAAGTCTGCCTAACAGCGGCAAGCAGAAAGCGAGGTGAGAGCAATGTTTTACAATGAACTTGACTATTTGGACGATGAAGAAGCTGATACAATTTGTTCAAGTAAAATTCCAACCGAAGACGAATTGGAAGATAATCTAAACAAAGTTATTGACGAAAAGCTACTTCATTCGTTCTATCTGCTTGGCAAGTATGATGTCAAGATAGAGAGAGCATACCGAGAGGGGTTCAGGAGCGGTCTTGCACTGACTATTTCGGTTACCGCTCTATTATTATCACTGGTGGCATTAATATGGAAACTACAGACAATATTAACGCTATTACCGAAATGATTATCGGGACCCAAAAACGGATTTTTTCTTTTCTGCGGTATAGTAAAAACATTTTCCCTTTTTTAGAAATACAGTAGTATTTAGGATCGGGTGAATAGTCAATAAGATGATAACGCAACAAGAAAGAATATTTTTCTTTAAATTTATAGTCAACATCTTGTTTTAAAAGTTTATTACCTTTATATAATGACCTAAGTATTCTCACTTCTGATTTATCAAGAATGAGGTCTTTATGAGAAGTTGACATAGTGTGCACCTCCTTTCATAGTTAATCATAGCATTTAAGGTCGTGTAAAGCAATAAAATATCGAAAAGCAGGTGAGAAAATGGCAAAACTTAAACTTATTGACACAAAGGACAAGTTTCTTCTTGAAATTGACGGAACAGAAATCCCGTATGTTACAAGCTATCAGATTACCCGAACAGTAGGCGATGTGGTACTGCTCAAGCTGGCACTCAGCGTCGCCAATGTGGAAAAGGTTGAAATCGTATCAGACAAAATTACAGAGGAGAGCAGGAGGGAGTAATATGAATAACACTTTACTTATCAATCCAAAGACCGGTCAGGAGTATGACGATGTTCCGCCGACCATAGCGGCGAAGTTCCTCGGCGTGGCTCTCAATTTCGTGTATGACGGCTTAAAGCAAAAAGCGTTGCCAATCGGCACAGCAGTACAGAGCGAAAAAGGCAGGTGGACATACAATATTCCTTGCGACAGGCTCAAAGCATATGCAAGCGGTATTGATGTTTTGCAGACCACACAGATTTTAGAAATGTTTATCAACAGAAAGGAGGCATAACCAATGGCACTTAGACACATTAAAACAAAACGCAGTCTTAAGGACGAGAACAAGCACTTACATAGCTTAGTCAAGCACCTACAGATTGAGCTCGAGAACGCAAGGCTTGACCTTTGCATTAAGAATGACGCAATCAACGGTTACAAAAGCGAAAACGCAAGGCTTAGACAACGCATTAACAGTATGTATGCGTATGATGTTTTCGGAGAGGAGGTGTAACAGATGATAGAAAATGTTTTAGAACGAATGAAAAGGATTGACGGGCAGAGGAAAATCTCTGATTTCATTGTTAAGCAAAAACAAGATTATGAATTTAAAATCAGATATGCAACTATCAGAGCAAGAGAATTTGTAGAAGAATGCGATAAGCGAGAATTAAACTATCACGTTTCCGTTGGCGGTCTTGACAGCATTACATTATTTATCTTTTTAAAATCAATCGGAATCCACGCACCGGGAATCAGCGTTTCTTATCTTGAAGATTCAAGCATCCAAAAAATTCATAAAGAGCTCGGAATAGAAAAATTAAAACCGTCAGTTCGATATGTAGATAGTACAGGAAAAGAACACCGTTGGACTAAGCAAGATATAATTCAGGAGTTTGGATTCCCTGTTTTATCAAAAGAAATAGCGTCAAAAATTGAAACGCTTGCAAATCCGACCAAAAAAAACAAAACTGTTCGACACGCTATTGTAACAGGCGAAACAGGTGCATATGGTGGTTATCAAAAAAACAGTCGTATGAAAATGTCGCAAAAGTGGCTTGAAAAGTTCGGTGGTTATGCAAACGATGAAGAAGGCACGAGTTATCAAATTCCAAATTTCAAAGTATCATCAAAATGCTGTTATTATCTGAAAGAAAAACCTTGTGATGTTTGGGCAAAAGAGCATAACAGCGTACCTTTTCTTGGGCTGATGGCTTCCGAAGGCGGAAGAAGAGCTAAATCTCTAATGATAAATGGCTGTAATTATTTCGGTAAATCTACAATCAGGTCAGCACCGTTTGCAATTTTCAACAGACAAGATATTTTACACCTTGCACTTGAACTTCAAGTACCTGTTCCCGAAATTTACGGAACGATTGAGCGCAAAGATGACGGTACTCTGTATACAACAAAAGCTCAGCGCACAGGCTGTCCTATGTGTGGATTTGGTATTCAACTTGAAAAAAGGCCACATCGATTCGACTTGCTTAAAGAGCGCAATCAGAAAGAATGGGAATATTGGATGTACCGTTGCTGTACGGATAGTAAAACAGGTGAAAAATATGGTTGGGCAAGGGTGCTTGATTATATCAATGTTGACTACAAAGAAGAAAACCGCTGAAGCTTTCGCACAGCTCCAACGGTTTAAGAATATAATATGAAATCAATCGACATTATTATATCCTTAATTTTATAAAAAATCAAGATATAAAGGAGAAAAAAGAATGTCAGTAAAAATATCAGCTTTTGAAATTGAAAATGTTAAGAGAGTAAAGGCGGTTGCTTATGAACCGACCGAAAACGGACTTACCGTGCTGGGCGGTAAAAACGGGCAGGGCAAGACGTCTGTTCTTGACGCAATTGCTTGGGCTCTCGGCGGTAATCGTTTCGCTCCGTCTGCTCCGTACCGTGAGGGTTCAACAATTCCGCCACATCTAAAAATCAAGCTCTCAAACGGTATTGTTGTGGAGCGCAGCGGTAAGAACAGCAGCCTTAAAGTAATTGATACCTTAGGCAACAAAGGCGGACAGGCTTTGCTTGACGCATTTGTCAGCAACTTTGCTCTTGACCTGCCAAAATTTATGAATGCAACAGGCAAGGAAAAAGCTGACACGCTCCTGCAGATTATCGGTGTAGGCAACAGAGTTTACGAGCTTGAAACGCAAGAAACACAAGTATATAACGAGCGCCGTGCTATCGGTCAGATTGCAGACCAAAAGAAAAAGTTTGCCGCCGAAATGCCCGAGTTTGAGGGCGTGCCGAATGAACCTGTGTCAGCCTCGGAACTTATCAACAAACAGCAGGAAATTCTTGCACGCAACGGTGAAAATAACCGTCTGAGAGCAGAAAAAGATAACCTTGAAAACCGTGCCAATAATTTGCAGAGCGAAATCAACAGGCTTAACGAGGATTTGAGGAAATATAATTCCGAGCTTACAAAAGTGCTTGTACAGCTTGAACAGAGCAGAAAGACCGTTGCCGAACTGCACGATGAAAGCACGGCAGAGCTTGAAAGAAACATTACCGAGATTGACGAAATTAACCGCAAAGTCAGAGCAAACCTCGATAAAGCAAAAGCTGATGAGGACGCAAAGGAATATTACGGCAAGTACGCCGATATGACGGCACAGCTTGAAAAAATCCGCAAAACAAAATATGACTTGCTCAACAACGCAAATTTGCCCCTTGACGGCTTATCAGTTGAAAAGGGCGAGCTTACATACAACGGTTTTAAGTGGGACAACATGAGCGGTTCGGAACAGCTTCGTGTCGCTACGGCAATTGTTCGCAAGCTCAATCCCGAATGCGGATTTGTCCTGCTTGACAAGCTCGAACAAATGGATACCGACACACTCAAAGATTTTGCAAAATGGCTTGAATCAGAGGGCTTGCAGGCTATTGCAACAAGAGTTTCAAACGGCGATGAATGCTCAATTATCATTGAGGACGGCTATATTAAGTCCGAAACCGCACCTGCAGCAACACCAACTTGGACAGAAGGAGAGTTTTAATTATGGCTACAAGAACTACAACAGCAAAATCAAATACAAATGAATGTGTAATCCAATCGACTGTGTTGTCATTGATGTTGACGGCAATAAAATCAACTTTTCAGATGTACAGGGGGGTAAGATAATGAACATCACAAAAGGTAAAATCAAGTCGGCTCAAAAGGTTGTAATTTACGGTCCCGAAGGTATCGGCAAATCAACTTTTGCTTCGCAGTTTCCGAACCCTCTGTTTATCGACACAGAGGGCAGTACAAAAAACCTTGATGTTGCGAGAATGGATAAACCGACATCGTGGACTATGCTCAAAAGTCAGCTTGAATATATCAAAAACAATCCGACTGTATGCAAAACAGTTGTTATTGATACAATTGACTGGGCGGAACAGCTTTGCATTGACGATATTTGCTCAAAGTACGGCAAAAAAGGTATTGAAGATTTCGGCTACGGAAACGGCTATGTTTATGAAAAAGAGGAGTTCGGCAGATTCCTGAACAGCCTTGAAGATTTGATTGACAGAGGTATCAATGTTGTGCTTACCGCACACGCACAGCTCCGCAAATTTTCACAGCCTGACGAAATCGGCGAGTATGACCGTTGGGAGCTTAAACTCGGCAAAAAGACTGCTTCACAGATTTCTCCGCTTGTAAAAGAATGGGCGGATATGGTGCTTTTCGCTAATTACAAAACTATCGCAGTCGCATCGGATAAAGACGGAAAAAAATATAAAGCTCAAGGTGGCGGCAGAGTGATGTACACACTTCATCACCCTTGTTGGGACGCTAAAAATCGTCACGGACTGCCGGAGGAAATGGAGTTTGATTATTCAGGTATTTCACATATTTTTAATAATAATACAGTTTCAAACCACACTGCCCCAGTTACACCTACTCAACCTGAACCGAATGCTTCGACTGTGCCGGCACCTATACCAATTCAGCCTGAGCCACCTGTAACTGAACCGGTTGCACAGCCTAAACCGTTATACGAGCCTAATATTCCTGACGATATTCCAAAAGCTCTTGCCGATCTTATGAGAGCAAACGGAGTTGATGAAAGCGAAATCAGACAGGCAGTATTTACACAAGGGCATTATCCTTATGAAACACCGATTAAAAATTATGACCCGCGCTTTGTTCAAGGCTGCTTAGTAGGCGCTTGGGATAAAGTCTTTCAGGTAGTAAGCAACAACAGAGATTTACCATTTGAATAAGATAAGAAAGGAAGATGAATAATGGATAGAGAATTTGGTTGGAATGACGAAATAACCGAAGAGGGCGGAAATTATGAACCGCTCCACGAGGGTAATTATGATTTTACAGTAGCAAAGGTTGAGCGTGCTCGCTCACAGGGTAAAGGTAAACTGCCACCTTGCAACATGGCAAAAGTGACTTTTGATGTATGGGGAGCAGATGACAAGAGAGAAATTACAGTTAATTTTGTATTGCACTCCTCACTTGAATGGAAGCTGTCACAGCTCTTTTTGTCCGTGTCAATGAAAAAACACGGCGAACCGCTCCGTATGGACTGGACAGGCATTATCGGCAAGAAAGGTAAATGTCAGGTTATCATCCGCAAATATGTCAAGAACGACGGCACAGAGGGCGTAACAAATGACATCAAGCATTTATACGCTTATGATGAGCAAGTGACAACCGTATCGCCTATTGTAGCACAGTCTGCACCTCAGCAGTATGTACAGCCTACATATCCGCCACAGTATAACACACAGCCTGCAATGCCAAATACTGCGACGACGAATAACTGGACACCGGGTAGCTTTTAATGCAGTTACGACCGTACCAGAATGAAGCGAAGAATGCCGTTTTCTCCGAATGGGAAAACGGCAATTTAAAAACATTACTTGTCTTGCCTACAGGCTGTGGCAAGACAATAGTTTTTGCAAAAATCACTGAAGAATGTGTCCGTCGAGGTGACAGGGTGCTGATACTTGCCCACCGTGGAGAATTGCTCGACCAAGCGGCGGACAAAATCAAAAAAGCAACAGGACTTAATTCGTCGGTTGAAAAAGCTGAGCAAAGTTGCATAGGTTCGTGGAACAGGGTTGTTGTAGGCTCTGTACAGACGCTTATGCGTGAGAAAAGGCTGTCAAACTTTGGCAGCGATTATTTTGACACAATCATTATTGATGAAGCACATCACTCAATCAGCGACAGCTATCAGCGTGTGCTTGAGCATTTTGACAATGCGAAAGTGTTGGGTGTTACCGCAACACCCGACCGAGGAGATATGAAAAATTTAGGAACAGTATTTGATTCGCTTGCGTATGAATACACACTCCCTAAGGCTATCAAAGAGGGGTATCTGTCACCGATTAAAGCTGTGACAATACCGCTTACACTTGACCTTTCGGGAGTTGCCACACAGGCAGGAGATTTTAAAGCAAGTGATATTGACACGGCACTTGATCCGTATCTTTATCAGATTGCCGAAGAAATGAAAAAATACTGTAAGAACCGTAAAACTGTTGTGTTTTTACCACTTGTAAAAACATCGCAGAAATTTAGAGATATTTTGAACGGAAAAGGCTTTAAAGCGGCAGAGGTAAACGGTAACAGCGAGGACAGAGCAGAGATATTGCAGGACTTTGAAAACGATAAATACAATGTCTTGTGTAACTCAATGCTTTTAACCGAGGGTTGGGACTGCCCAAGTGTTGACTGCGTTGTTGTTTTAAGACCTACAAAGGTGCGCGGGCTTTACTGCCAAATGGTCGGCAGAGGTACAAGACTTGCTCCAAACAAGACGGAGCTTTTGCTCCTTGACTTTTTGTGGAATACAGAGCGACACGAACTTTGCAGACCTGCACATCTCATTTGCGACAACGAAGAAGTCGCACAAAAGATGACCGAAAACTTATCAGAACAGGCAGGCTGTCCGATTGACATTGAAGAAGCGGAGAAAAAAGCAAGTGAAGATGTTGTTGCTCAGCGTGAAGAGGCGCTTGCAAATCAGCTTGCGGAAATGCGAACACGCAAACGCAAACTTGTAGATCCGCTGCAGTATGAAATGTCGATTCAGGCGCAGGACCTTGCAGGCTATGTTCCTGCATTCGGCTGGGAGTGTTCTCCGCCTACAGACAAACAGAAAGCAAAACTTGAAAAGCTCGGAATATTCCCTGATGAAATTCAGAGTGCCGGCAAAGCAAAACTTATTCTTGACAGGCTCGAAAAGCGAAGAATTGAGGGCTTAACCACACCTAAACAAATCCGTATGCTCGAAAGCAGAGGTTTTCAGCATGTGGGCAAGTGGCAGTTTGACGAAGCGTCAACCTTGATTTCAAGGATTGCCGCAAACGGTTGGAGAACTCCGAAAAACATTAACCCGAAAACATATGTACCGCAAAGCGAGGTGAATACGGTTGGACTTACTTGAAGCACTTGAATATATAAGACCGGCTGACCTTGACTATCAAGAATGGGTAAATGTCGGAATGGCACTCAAACAAGAGGGATACAGCGTAAAGGACTGGGACGATTGGAGCAGAGCAGACAATCGTTATCATAGCGGAGAATGTGAAAAGAAATGGCAGAGCTTTAACGGCTCTGCCTCACCGGTTACAGCCGGCACAATAATCCAAATGGCTAAGGACAGAGGGATGGCTTTTCGGGAATCGAAAGAGCTTGGTTGGGATGATGAAATTGCTTTTGAACAGGGCAATATCGGAGTAACAGCCTGTGAGGGTGTAAAGTTTCACGAGCCTGCAAACTGGAATCCTGTGAATGAAATTGTAACTTACCTTGAAACCCTCTTTGACAGCTCCGAAAATGTCGGCTATGTAACCGAAACTTGGGAGAAGAACGATAACGGCAAGATTAAATATCTGCCTACAAAGGGCAGTTGTGACCGTACGGCAGGTGAGCTTATTGCCGCCCTCAACAATTGTGACGGTGATATTTCAAATGTATTCGGTGATTACAAACCCGAGGCAGGAGCGTGGATAAGGTTTAATCCGTTGGACGGTAAGGGCGTTAAAAACGAGAATGTAACCGATTATCGTTACGCTCTGGTGGAATCTGACTGTATGGCTCTTGAAGAACAAAATGCAATCATCAGAGAGCTTGAGCTGCCTGTTGCGGTGCTTGTTTATTCGGGTGGAAAATCAGTCCACGCTATTGTTAAGATTGATGCTGCAAACTATGACGAGTACCGCAAAAGGGTTGATTATCTTTACAATGTATGCCGTAAAAACGGCTTTGAAATCGATAAACAGAACCGCAATCCGTCAAGGTTGAGCCGTATGCCCGGTGTTATCCGCAATGGCAAAAAGCAGTTTATCATTGACACAAACATCGGTAAATCCGATTTTTCCGAGTGGAAAGACTGGGTGGAGAGTATCAACGACGATTTGCCTGACCTCGAAAACCTCGCAGATTTTTTTCAAAATCCTCCCGAACTTGCTCCGCCTCTTATTGACGGTATTTTACGACAAGGACATAAAATGTTGCTTGGTGGTCCTTCAAAGGCCGGCAAATCTTTTGGACTTATCGAATTGTGTGTAGCAATAGCAGAGGGCACGAAATGGTTTGGCTTTCAATGCACGCAAGGAAATATCTTGTATGTAAATCTTGAACTTGACCGTGCTTCCTGTTTTCACAGATTCAAGGATGTATATGAAGCACTGGGACTTGAACCGAAAAATCTCAACAGAATTGATATTTGGAACTTGCGCGGTAAGTCCGTGCCTATGGACAAGCTCGCACCTATGCTTATACGCAGAGCCTTGAAAGGCAATTTTATAGCGGTTGTGATAGACCCAATATACAAGGTAATTACCGGTGACGAGAACAGTGCTGACCAAATGGCACACTTTTGCAACCAGTTTGACAAGGTATGTACAGAAATCGGATGTGCGGTAATCTACTGTCACCATCATTCAAAAGGTTCTCAAGGCGGTAAAAAGTCAATGGATAGAGTTTCGGGTTCGGGGGTTTTTGCTCGTGACCCTGATGCACTTCTTGACCTTACACAGCTTGAAATCGGCGATAATCTAATCAAGCAACAGCAAGACGAAGCAACCTGTGCAATATGCAAAAACTGGATAAGCAGATTTAATAAAAACATTGATGAGTTATGTTCTCAAGATGATTTAGTTACTGCTTCTAAAATGCTTGATATAGCCGAAAATGCTCTTCCTAAGCAGTCTTACATGCTAATGCTTAATGATATAGCTAAGTCAAATAAAGCTGTACAGGGCCGCACAGCGTGGCGAATAGAGGGCACACTAAGAGAATTTCCAAAATTTGATGCTCTAAATTTGTGGTTTGATTATCCTATACACAGAGCTGATACAACAGGTGTGTTGAAAGACTGCAATTTTGAGGGCGATTATAACATCAAAGGCTCGCCCTACAAAAAGAATTTCAGCAAGAAAAAGAGTGAATCGGAACGCAAGCAGGAACAAAACGATGCCCTCGAAACAGCCTTTAGCGGTGCTGAAGAAAACGGTCAGGCAAATGTAACTGACTTAGCAGAATATATGGGAAAGTCCGAAAAAACGGTCAGACGATACATAAAAGAGCACGGCGGTTTTTGGATAGACGGCGGTGAAGTAGGGCGAAAGGACACGGACAAAGTCGAATAATTTGTCTGTCTGTCCGAGAGACAAAGTCGATAAATTTTATGTCCCTGTCCGTGTCCCTAAGACGGACAAAGTCGATAAATTATCGAGAATGTCCCTCTCGGACAAAAACAGGGACAAAGTCGATAAATTATCGAGAATGTCCGAGGGACAGACAAAACTATATATACTACGTATATATAAACGGTTTCCGTTCTCTTAAGGTCACAGGGGTGAAGTAGTTGTGCGAAGCTTACGCACAACAACTCCTTCCCCTGACCTGTGACTAAAAGCAAAATTCAAAAATCAAAAGTAACTTTAATGCTTTAAAGGAGTGAAATATTAAAAATGAATTTTTTTATGGCGATGATACCGCCGACTGTAACTGCACAGGAACATAAGGTTATGGTAAAAAACAGCAAACCTGTTTTTTATAATCCGCCCGAGGTGAAACAGGCAAGAGAAAAGCTCACATCACATTTGGCAAAGTTTAAACCGTCAGAACCGTACAAGTCGGGTGTCAGACTGATAACAAAATGGTGTTTTCCTCGCGGTAAACATCAGGACGGCGAATATCGTATAACAAAGCCCGACACGGACAATCTGCAAAAAATGCTAAAAGACTGTATGACCGCTCTCGGCTTTTGGTCTGATGACGCACTTGTCGCAAGTGAGATATGCGAAAAGTTTTGGGCAGAGGTTCCGGGCATTTACATCGAGGTGGAAATGTTGTGAATATCTCGGAAGTTAAACGAAACCTTGAAAGAACTGTGTTGTACAATGGTGCAGAATACATTCTGACAGGCTGTATCATCAGACGAAGCATAACAGGAAAGTTTTATTATCAGGCTGAAATAAAGGATTTAAACGCTAATTCTGCATTGTTGTATTGCAGACTTGAAGATTTGGAGGAGATGAAATAAATGTATTCAGCTATATGTCAAATATGTGGTAACGAATTTACAGCAATAGCAAAAACAACAAAATATTGTTCAGCTTGTGTCAGTAAAGCCAAAGCCGAGGCGGCGCTACACAGAAAAGAGCAGTTAAACAGACCGCCGACAACCGATACAGAATTTTTAATATGTTTATATACATACAGAGGTGATTCGATATCACGCATTGCAACGGATTTGAACAGAAGCGAAGAGGATGTTCAAAGCATATTAAATGAAGCAAAAGCAAGCGGTCGTTATAACATGCACATACAAAAACATCTTAACTCTGTGAATTACAAAAGTACACTTATTGAGGATAAAGAAAATGATTGATTGTTCAAGAACTGAAAATTACTTTGCCGAAAGACAAAGAATGACGAAGCTACAGAAGGACGGAATATGTAAACTTAGCTGTACGGACTGTCCTTTGAGCAGTTTTAATAATGACACAGGTGTTCAATGTTCGATTTTTGAAATGCTTTACCCTGAAAAAGCAATTGCGATTGTGCAGAAATGGTCGGATGAACACCCGCAAAAAACTTATTTGAGTGAGTTATTGGAGCGTTTTCCGAATATTTCACTTGACAATGACGGAACGCCCAATTTTTGTCCTTATCGTTTAGGGCTTATGAGCATAGATGATTGCAGAAATGATGGTAACTGCGTTATGTGTTGGAATCAGCCTGTTCCTATTGAGGAGAGTGAAAGTAAATGAGGGAAATATTATTCAGAGGTCAAACTCGCAGATATGGCGAAAAAGTCACATGGAGTGGTAAAAAAATAAAAAGCAATTGGGTTTACGGCGGTATTTTCCCACAGAATGGTGAGGGTGATTTTGCAATAATTTATCAGCAAAAGCCTACAGTAGAAAAATATCCTGTTTACGCAGATACAGTCGGACAGTACACAGGAATGAAAGATAAGAACGGTGCTAAGATTTTTGAGGGTGATATTTTGGCGTTTGATTATATGGACGGCAGTAAAGGAATTTACGAAGTCTTTTGGGACGGCAATAACGGCAAGTTTGCTATTGCAGCAAGCGGCAACAGAAATTGTGTTGATGATTTCAAGTTGTTTGACGAGTTGTTTGAAAGGAACGAGTATTTTAAGCTGTTTGAAGTCATCGGCAATATTTTCGACAATCCAGGTTGGGTGGGAGATGAAAATAATGTCTGAAAAAGAATTAAAAATTCGTGAGGTATGCGGTGATTATGCGTTGGATATACCGTTCGCAGACGGTAGTGTAAACACGATATACTTTAATTCAAAACGAAATGCCGAAACAGTTAAGCATATTATCGAAGTTGACGAAAGTAAACCCAACGAAGCAACCGTGTGTGATATGCGAGAGATTAAACACGGAAAGTGGGAAGAAATTCGAGATGCCTATAGGCAACTTGAAGGATGGATTCATACTGAGTGTGGTAGAGAGGTAAAAATTAAAGAGAATTATTGTCCGAGTTGCGGTGCAAAGATGGATAAGGAGTAAAAACAATGCCTTGTAAAAAATGCGGATTGCAATACTCAAGTTATTGCGTTGATTGCGTATATGTAAAAACAGGACTTAACTTAAACGATGAAAAATATCACGAGATTTTGAAATTAAGGAGTGAGCAAGAATGAAAGCCCATATAACTAAAGAACCTGCTGGCATATGTGAGTATTATACACAAGATTGTAGTTTATCTTTTCTCGCTACCGTTATATATAACCCACCTAAGAATAGTCATAGGAACGCACCATGACCTTGTGGAAGCGGAAAGAAATATAAAAGATGTTGCTTGATGAAAGTGAGGCAGAAGAATGACATCAAAAGAGACTATGTATAAAGCAATCAATACATATGGTGTGGAAAATCAGATGATAAAGACGGTCGAAGAGTTGTCTGAATTGTCGCAGGCTTTGTGTAAAAGCCTTATAAGATTAAATTATACTAAAGAAAAAATATCACTTGAAGATGATTTGAAATCTGTTGATAATATTTTTGAAGAAATAGCAGATGTTGAAATTATGCTTGAACAATGCAAGATAATGTTTCAATGTGATAAAGAAGTGAATGAATGGAAACATAAAAAGATTGAGCGGCTTGAAAGAAGAATTAACGAAAAGAGAAAGGCGAAGAACGATGAATGAATTAATTATAATTAAGCCTTACCCGTTCTGCGGCAGTAAGGTAACACTTAAGAACATAAATCCGAAAGACGCTGACGAGGAAATGTATATGTTTGAGTGTACTAACGATGATTGTGCCTCGGCTGTTTGCTTTGGTGATTACAGTACCGACAGAGCAACAGCAATCAAAAATTGGAATAAGCGTGTTAATGGGCAAACTACATATTTCGGCAATGTCGGTACACTTAATATTGATATGAGGTGATAATTTGACCGCAAAAGAAATCAAAGACATAAACCGAGAAATTACGAGGTTAAAAGCTAAGATTGCACGCATAGCCGCCGAGGCTGACAATACATCGCCTAAGCTGTCGGATTTACCGAGTGCAGGTCAAACATCGGACAAGGTCGGCAATGCGGTGGTGCAGATTGCCGATATTCAGCGTGATATTCAGAACCTTGAAATCCGCCGAAACGCAGCGCTCAACAGCCTCTCCCGTGACGATTTTGTGGAGAACTGCTTATTTATGCACCTTAGCCTGCGATACAGCTGGGCGAAGATAGCAGTTGATACAGGCGGAATAAATACACCGGATAACATAAGAAAAATGTGCAACCGCCACCATTGGTAAATTTGTCCGTTTTTCCGTTTTAGGTGCGGTATAATGTAAACTGAAGAAAGCAACAAAACGACATAGGCATTTGTTGTGTCCTCCTAAAATAAATCGCACAGACCGCTCTCGTTTGAGGGCGGTTTTGTGTTAGCGTGAAAGGCGGTGTTGTATTATGGCTATGCTAACAGCTAAGCAACAAAGATTTTGCGATGAATATTTAGTTGACCTTAATGCAACACAAGCCGCAATAAGGGCAGGATATTCAAAAAAGAACGCAAATAATATAGCAAGTGAAAACTTGGCAAAACCCAACATAAGGGAATATATAGACAAAAGATTATCTGAAAAAGAATCAAAACTAATTGCTCAGCAAGATGAGGTTCTGAAATACCTTACTGCAGTTATGAGACGTGAAAAGAAAGAAAGCGTTGTTGTAACAGTCAGTCAGGAAGAGTCAACATACAAACCTGATGAAAATGGTACAATACGAAAACATACAATTAAAAGCGAAGTGCCGGAGATAGTAACGATACCAACAAGAATATCCGACGCAAACAAAGCGGCCGAGTTGTTAGGTAAAGTATATAGCCTTTTCAAGGATAAACTTAATGTTGACGCAAAGGTTGAGCAATCCGAAAAGCTCTCTGATGTGTTCAGGCAGTTAGGCGGTGAGGGGCTTGACGAATAAGATACAAAATAAGTTGGAGGTTACAACTATGAAAGAGATATTCAAGAAAGTTACATTAAAGGATTTTGAAAGATACGTTGATAATCTTGAATGGTGCACGCCGCAAGAGAATAGTGAACACGCATATAGAACTAAGGCTGATTATCGAGAAGAATGTAAAGTCAACATTGTTAAAGCACAAAATCGTTGTAAGAAGAAGCTGAAAATGATCGTTAACGGCAAAGTTCAATGTGTTTTTGGTTCTAAATCAGAAGCCGCCAAAAAGCTAGGGGTAAATGAAAAGACGATATACAACTATCTTCACGGAGCAACAAAGCCTATTGGTTATGAGCTTTTGGAGGTGATGTAAATGCCTTTGAGTAAATTCCCATTGTCACAAAAATATATAGATTTTATCAACAGCGTAAACAATGTAAGTGCGGATTTTCTTGAGGGTACTTAACTACTGCTTCCGGAAAGACAACGGTCGGTGCCGGTGTAAAGTTTATGCGAATGGTGTCGCAGTCGCCGAAGAAGCTTCACGCCATTGCCGCAAAGACAACGGGTAAAGCCGAAGAAACGATTATTCAGCAGGATAACGGTATTCTCGACCTGCACCGAAACGCAGTTTACTGTGGCAACGGCGACAAGGATTACAAACTGCCGCATATCAAGTTTGAGGGCAAAATTATCTATATTCTCGGCTACAGCAGTCGGGATAAATGGGAAATGGTACTCGGCGCACAGTTCGGCTGTGTGTATATTGATGAGATAAACACCGCAGATATTGAGTTTATCCGAGAGATGTCAACCCGTAATGACTATTTGCTTGCAACACTTAACCCCGATGACCCGTCTTTGCCTGTCTACAAGGAATTTGTAAACCGTTCAAGACCGTTTAAGAAATATGCAAAAGATGTTCCGCCCGAGATTATGGCGGAGCTTAACGAAGAACCTGTGCCGGATTGGCGGTACTGGTTCTTTTCTTTTACTGATAATTTAAGCCTTACACCCGAACAGGTTGAAAAGAAAAAAGCCTCTGCTCCAAGAGGAACAAAGCTTTATAAAAACAAAATCTTAGGATTGCGAGGCAGGGCAACAGGGCTTGTATTCTCAAACTTTGAGAGGGCAAGGCACATAAAAACAAAAGAATGGGCAAAGCGGTTTTTAAACTCCGACCGTAAAAGCGAGCATTTTATTCAGTTTACGGCAGGACTTGACACCGCATATTCGCAGAAGTCACCCGACACAATCGCAATGACTTTTTTCGGTATTACAAACAAGGGCAAGTGTATTCAGCTTGACGAGAGGGTGTATAACAATGCCGAACTGCAAACGCCGATTGCTCCGAGTGATACGGTACGAAATTTCGTTGATTTTCTTGACCGCAACCGTGAGGAATGGGGCTTTGCGAGAACTGCTTTTATTGATAATGCGGACCAAGCAACGATTACAGAATATCAAAAGTACAAGCGACAGCACGGCTGCATTTATGACTTCGCAAATGCCTGGAAGAAAACCAAGATTATCGATAGAATTAACCTTGTGCTCGGCTGGCTTGCCACCGACTGTTATTTTGTGCTTGAACATTGTAAAAACACGATTGCCGAGTTTGAGATTTACAGTTGGCGAGAAGATAAAGACAACACACCTGAGGACGGCCACGACCATTGCATTAACAGCGGTCAATACGCATGGCTGCCTTTTAAAAATATTATTGGAAGTGAAATAAATGGGGCTGATAAACAGAATGGCTGATACAATCAGAACAGGATTAAGGAATTTTTTACATATCACTAAAGCGCCCGACAGAACGATAACCGTTGACGAAACGAGCAATCATCAAACTGAATGCTTTACCAACCGCATTTGGTATTGGGGCAACAGCAGACAGCTTTCACAGCTTTACACACAGCTTGACAGCGACAAAACACGCTTTTGGTCTGCCGAGTGTACCAAAGGGCTGAAAATAAGAAAAATCCACACGGGCTTGCCGGCTCTCATTTGCGATACACTCGCTAATATTGTGATTGCAGACTACAACGGTACAGAGGTTACAAGCAAAAATACGACAGCTTATGCCGAACGGTGGGCGGAGATAGAGAAAGAAAACAAACTCGCAGGTGTAATAAAGCAAATGCTCCTTGACCTTTGTGTTGTCGGTGACGGTGCTTTTAAGGTCAGCTTTGACAAGGCTGTATCAGATGTTCCGATTGTTGAATGGTATCCTGCCGAAAACATCGACTTTACTTATGTGCGCGGCAGAATCAGAGAGGTTAAGTTTTATACCGATTACACGCAAAATCACCGACATTTCCGTTTTGAGGAAACATACGGCTACGGCTATATTCGTTATGCTTTGTATGATGATAACGGCAGAGAGGTCGATTTACACACAGTTAAGGCACTTGATTGGATAGACAGCAACGGTGTAACCTTTGACACATCGTATATGTGGGCAGTACCGGTTATTTACGGCAAATCGTGCCACAAGGGCAGGGGTGCAGGCATTATCGGAGCAAAGACAGACGCTTTCGACAGCTTAGACGAGGCATGGTCACAGTGGATGGACGCTTTAAGAGCCTGCCGAACAAAGCAGTATGTGCCTGAATGTCTTATCCCTCGAAATCCAGAAACCTGTCAGCCGATATCGCCAAATTCCTTTGACAACCGATTTATCACCGTGGGCAACGATATGTCGGAAAACGGCAACGGCAACAGGATTTACACCGAAAGTCCGCAGATTCAGCACGAAAGCTATTTAAGCTCATACATCACCGCACTTGACCTTTGTTTACAAGGTGTTATATCTCCGTCAACGCTCGGTATTGATACCAAAAAACTCGATAATGCCGAGGCACAGAGAGAAAAAGAGAAAACAACTCTGTATACAAGACAGAACCTTGTTGAGCTCACCGAGAACGCTATGCGGAGCCTTGTTGAAGTTGTACTCAATGCAGACAGTGAGCTTAACGGCAAGGGAATTGTTGACGGAATAGAGGTATCCGTAAACTTTGGTGAGTACGCCAATCCGTCATTTGAAAGTCAGGTTGAAACCGTTTCAAAAGCAAGACAGGGCGGTTTGATGTCTGTTGAAACCTCGGTCGAGGAATTGTACGGCGACAGTAAGTCGGACGATTGGAAAGCCGAAGAGGTACAGAGGATAAAAGAAGAGCAGGGCATTGCAAGAGAGGAAGAAACCTCGTCATTCGACGATTTGGCAGGACTGACAGATGAGTGATTACGATATCGGAAAAGCCTTTGAAGAAATCGAAAATGAACTTATTGACAGTATGATGCGCAATTTCAGCCGTCACAGGGCGGAAGAAGAAAAAGAGGGCTATAATTGGACCCAATGGCAGGCAGAACAATTAAAGGCGCTTGAGGAGTACCGCAAAACGAACGCCCAAAAATTTGGCAAGCAGTTCAAGAGCATTAACAGCAAGGTTGAAGAAATGATACACACCGCAAGAGCCGACGGCAACGCAGAACAGGAAGTGAAAATCCTCGAGGCTATTAAGAACGGCTTTACACCGCATATGCCCACAGGAGCAAGCACAGGCGAGTTTTATAAGGTCAATAACCGTAAGCTCAATGCTCTTGTAAAATCGACCACAGACGATTTGAAGAGGGCAGAAACGGCAGTCCTGCGTATGAGCAATGACAAGTACCGCAAGGCGATTTTTAACGCTCAAGTCTATGCAAACGCAGGTGCAGGCACTTACGAAAAAGCAGTTGATATGGCTTGTAAGGATATGCTAAACGCAGGGCTGAATTGTGTGGAGTACAAGAACGGTGCAAGGCACATGCTTTCAGACTATGCGGATATGGCAATCAAGACAGCAAACAAGAGAGCCTATCTAAGAGGCGAGGGCGAAGAAAGAGCTAAGTACGGGCTTTCGCTTGTTGTGGTAAACTCAAGACAGGGCGGTTGCCCTGATTGTGCAAAGTATATAGGCAGGGTGTTTATTGATGATGTGTATTCAAACGGCAAAAAATCGGACGGTGATTATCCGCTGCTTTCAACCGCCATAGCGGAGGGACTTTTCCACCCTCGCTGTAAGGACAGCACAAGCACCCACTACCCAGAACTTGACGATTTGAGCGGACCTCTCTCCGATGACGAGCTTGCAGAGCTTGACCGGCAAAGAGGACTTGAAGTACAGCAACAGCACGCAGAAAAGCAAGCCGAACGCTTTGACCGCAGGGCAAAATACAGCCTTGACGAGGATAACAAAAAGTTTGCTAAAGCAAGAGCAAACGAGTGGCACGATAGGGCGGATAAGTTGGCGGAAAAGGTTAAAAATGCAGAAGATATTTCGCCTAAAGCTGTTGCAAAATCTCAAAAAGGTGATATACTAAAAGAGGATAGCGAAGAACCTATCACTCCTATAACGGATAATGCTATCAACCGTGTTTGGAAAGTTAATGTTGACGGATATACGGATGAGCAGTGCATTGAAATTCAAAAACAACATAAAGACCTTTTGAAATATGCAAAAGAACACAACGAGGGTAACGAAGTTGCTTTTGTATTTAAAAGTGATTTGTCAGAAATGACTACTGAAAAACCAATTAAAGGTACTGATAAGGAAATAAATTTTGGTTCGGCTCTTCACGGAAAAGATTTATTTGTTATGCATAATCATCCAAGAGATAGTAGCGTTTCATTCGATGATTTAGTTGAGTTTATCGGAAGTGAATCCATAAAAACTATATCTGTTGTGAAGAACAATGGCGGAGTAGAGGTTTTAATTAAAAAGAACTCATATGACAAGTTGGACTTACTTACCAATCTTGATAGGTTAAGAAGAAAAAATGTTAAGAGTAAGAATAAAAAACAATCTGATGCTGAATTTAGAAAGGTTGTTAGAAAATTTATTAGCAAATACGAAGAAGAGGAGATATTAAAATGGATAAAATAAATCATTCTTTGGATGGCTCAAATGAATCAGCCGTTAAAAAATTAGAACAGATGATTGAAGAAGAAAAGGCAAAGAAAAAAAGTACAGACAGTAAATCAGACTAACCGCTCCTTGTGAGCGGTTTTCGCATTAGAAAGGTGTATTTATGGATGAGAATTTTAAGATTATATATGAAATACTTAAGAAATTAGAAAACAGTATGGATATATCTGAATTTGATAACTCAATATTAAGTTACAAATCGTTGGAAATATCTAAACCAAAATGGTGTAGAATAATAAAAATGCTTTTTGACAGCGGATATATAACAGGAGTGAATGTGTGGGAGTCTTATGATTGTTCCTATCCGCAAGTTGAATTGACAAGACCCGAAATCACTTTAAAAGGTCTTGAGTATTTGCGAGAAAACTCTATTATGCAAAGAATGTATAAAGCCGCAAAGGGAATAAAAGAAATTACACCAGGTTTATAAGTTTATTATTAGCACTTAATCAATCGGATTGAGTGCTTTTTTAATACCAAAAAACTGAAAGGTGGTGACAAAATGAAAGTAAGAGTAATTACATCGTTCAACGACAAGACCGAGGGGTTTATTAACAGACCGATTAATGAAGTATTTGAGTGCTCCGAGCAGAGAGCAAAGGAACTCATTGACGGTGGTTTTGCGACAGAGGTTAAGTCCAACGCTACGGAAAATAAGCCAAACGCTACGGAAAAGCCGAAAAGAAAGACAACAAAAACAGCTTAAAACGCACTTGTGAGTGACTGCACAAGTGCGTTTTTATTGTCCGAAGACGCTAAACTACGGGAGACACCGAGCAAAACTGAAACAGAGAGACACTCTATAAACTGACTATGGGAGACACCCGATAACTGAAAGGATTGATAAAATATGGCAGAAAATAACCGAACACCTAACCCAAACGAACCACAGCCGACACCGCAGGGCAACCCTGCACCTGCATTTGACTATGACAAGCTCGCAAGCCTTATTACAGGCAAGCAGAACGTGACAGAGGACACGGTTTTAAAGTCATACTTCAAGGAGCAGGGATTGTCAGCAGATGAGATGAAACAGGCAATCGGTGCTTTTAAGGAGCAGAAAGCCAAGAACACACCCGACATTGCGAAAATTCAGTCGGAAGTTGAATCCGCAAACAACGCAAAGCTCACGGCAGAAGTCAATCAGTCGGCAACCCTCGAAGCCGTAAAACAGGGCGTAGATGTGGCAAGCATTCCGTATGTACTCAAAATGGCGGACTTTTCTGCAGTTTCCACAGACGGCAAAATCAACACAGAAAAGCTGACCGAGGCGGTTAAGAAAGTGCTTGACGATATTCCTGCACTCAAAGCAAAAGCAAGCGAAAACGCTGGCGGTGTTCAGAAAATCGGCGGTGACGGCAACGGCAACAAAAATTTAACAGAAGATGCCTTAAGAGGAATTTTCGGCATCAAATCGAAAAAGTAAGAAAAGAGGTAAATAATTATGGCAGTATTAGAATACGCAACTATTTTCAGTAATGTTTTAAGAGAATTGTACGGTCAAGCCCTTACTTGTGATGACCTTTACCACTCAAACTCTGACATTCAGATTATCAACGGTAAGGATATTAAAATCCCGAAACTCTCGGTCAGCGGTTATAAAGACCATACACGAGGTGCAGGCGGTTTTAATTCGGGTACATATTCAAACGGTTACGAAACCAAAACCCTTGACCACGACAGAGATATTGAGTTTGCTATCGACCCTATCGATGTTGACGAAACAAATATGGTAGTAACTATCGCAAATATTCAGACACGCTTTGAAAAAACACAGGCTATACCTGAACTCGACTGTTATACTTACAGCAAGATTTATACAGAAGCTAAGCGAGTTGGTGCAACAGTAAAAACTACTGCATTAACTGCGACGAATGTGCTTGCAGATTTTGACGATAACCTTGAGGCTTTTGCCGAAGCCGGTGTACCGCTCGACAGGGTTATTCTTTATGCGACACCACAGTACAAAAAGCTTTTGAAGAATGCAGAGGGTATTCAGAGAACACTTGAAATCAGTTCCGCAAAGGGCATTGACCGCCGTGTTCGTTCCGTTGATGATATTGATAAGATTGTAGAAGTGCCAAGCTCAAGAATGAAGTCTTTGTTTGATTTTACAAACGGTTGTGTTGCTGACAGTTCAGCTAAGCAGATTGACTATATTCTTATTGACCCGGAAGCACAGGTATCAAGAGTTAAGTATTCATATATCAATGTCTATACTCCGCGTTCTGACAGCCGAACAGCTGATAATTATATATATCAGAACAGAAAAGTCAATGGTACTTTTGCCATTGATGAACTTATGAAGCAGGGCGTAATCATTCACGCAGAGGCTTAAAGCGAGGTGAGCAAAAATGAAAGCAATTAAAGACAATAAGTCATATACAGTCAATACAGATGAGGAAGCTAAGACTTATGTATCTCGTGGTTATGATATTCAGGACGACAATGGTGAAATCAAAGAATACGGCTTAGGCAAGAAAATTTCTGTTGATGATTACAATACTTTGAAGAAAGAAAATTCAAAGCTCAAAGCCGAAAACAAAAAGCTTAAAGAGAATATCAAATCAGACACAAAGGAATAAATCTATGTTTGCGGATTACATTGAACAGCAGGGCGGAGATGAAAAAAGCATTATCTCCGCCGCTCACATCGACATTCTGACCTTTAACCGCATTGATTTTGAAAAACTTTCGGAAATGCAGAAGAGAATCATCAGCAGAGTGCATAGCAGACTTACTGCTTTTGAAGAAGAAAATGCCGATATGATTTCTTCCTATCTGAAAAGCTATTCAATCAACGGCACATCAATGGAATTTGGCGCAAGTTGGAATTTGATGTGCATAAGCGGTGTGGCAATTCCTGCGGACCTCTACTCTCTGCTTAAATCAACAGGGCTTTGTTATCCTGCAATATGAGGTGATATGTTTTGAAATTTCCGCCACTTGTAAAAAAGCAGTTCTGTAAAACTCCTGTCGAGGTCACAATCTACGGTGAGAGAATAACCGAGGACGGCTCTCCTGTTGTTGCCTTCCGCTGCGGAGAAATATACCCGTCAGACACCTTATTGCCGAACACTAATTTGTTTGCGGGTAATGCTCATTGCAATATGCAGTCAAAAGCAAAGACCATATACACAAAAGAACAGAAAATCGTGCAGGTGTCTGCAGTGCTGCTTTTTGACGGTGACATTGCTCCCGACACCCCGACTTTGAGCGCAGGCTTTGTAGTGCTTGACGGAGTAAAGCGTAACATCGTACAAGGTATTAAACACCGCAACCCTGACGGTACAGTGAATTATACGGAATTGGATGTGATTTAGTGAGCTTTTCTGTAACATCAAAAATCAAGCTGAATTTGCCTTTATTAAAGCAGCTTGATAAAGCACAGCAGACGGCATTGCGCAATACCACAGACGCATTGCTTACGCAGATTAAAAACAGTCAGGTTATGCCTTTTGATACGGGTAATTTGCAGAACGAAAGCACCTTTGCCGATTACGCAAATCTTGCCGAGGGCGAAACAAAAATCGTATCGAGTACACCGTATGCCAGACGGTTGTATTTTCATCCCGAATATAATATCAGCCGTGAGGAAAACATTGCCGCCGGCGGCAAGTGGCTCATTCCTTGGTTCAAGGGCGGTACACGACAAAACTTTTGTCAAAAGGCATTTGCACGATTTTACAAACAGGAGGCAGGACTTTGATTTATTTATCTGACATAAGGGACTTTTTAAAGACTGTCTTTAAAGCAGAGCATTACTACATCGGTAAACTCGATAACAAACAAGATAAGTCCCTCGGTGTGTACTCTCTCAAGCAGTCGGGTGCGCCTGTAAGGGCGATTGGTGACGAGAGTACATACAACACAATCAGCGTGTCTTTACTCTTGCATTGGAACAACAACGCAAAGGAAACGGAGCAAGCGGCACGCAAGCTGTTTGAAACACTATACAGCATTAAGAATGTTAAAATCAACGAACACACAATTTATATAATCGAGCTGCTCACCCCTGAGCCTATTGATGTGGGTACAGATGACAAGGGCATATATGAGCAGGTCATTGAAGTTAAATTTTACTATGAAAGGAAATGATATTATGGCAGTAAAAAGCGGAGTTTATCCTTGCTACGAAAATCAGTTTGCAATCGGTAAATCGGGCACAGACACAGTCACAACTCCAATTGCAAATTGCGAGGAGTTCTCGGTGGCATTTGATAACGGCGTTGAGGAATGGACAGCATTTGAGAACGAGGGTTGGAAGTCAAGACTTATGACAGCCAAGAGCGTTACAATCTCTGTAAAGGGCAAGCGTACAATCGGTGACGCAGGCAACGATGAAATCGCAGAGCTTGCGTTTAAGAACGGCACAGCCGCACAGCTTCCGTTTAAGTGGACTTTCCCGAACGGTGCAAGCGTACTCTTCAAGAATGCGGTTATCTCTGTAACAGCAAACGGTGCAGCCACAAGCACAAGTGTTGCACCTCTTGAATTTGAGGTTATGTCAAACGGCAAGCCCGAATACACACCTGCAGCCTAAGGAGGTATAAAGTATGTCAAAAATTATTGATATTACAAACAAACTTAATTTTGACGAAAAGCCAAAACTTGTTATCAAAGGCACAGAAATTGAGGTCAACAACGACGCAATTTCTTTCATTAAGACGGTTGCGCTTTTTGACAGCGAGGACGGCGTAAAAACATCGGACATTTTATCGGCTCTTGAGCTTCTTTTTGATGAGGAGAACAGAGAAAAGATTGCAAAACTTCATCTCTCGTTTGCCGACCTCTCAACTGTTATTAAGACAGCAACAGAGCTTATCGCCGACAATGACAGCGAGGGGGAAATTCAGACCCCGGCTACGACTTAATAGATGATTTCGACTTAATCGTATCGAGTTTTAAGTCAGAGTACGGGGTGAGCATTTACTCCGAAGATTTTAAAAAGATGACTTGGGCGGAGTTCAGCTCCCTGCTGTGTGGCTTGGGAACTGACACGCCTCTTGCGAGAACGGCTCAAATTCGCCTTGAGAACGATGAAAATGTTTTGAAGAACTTTACATCATCTCAACATAAAATACGCAACAAGTGGCGTTCACGCACAGCAAATAAACGCACGCAGGCTGACATAAACACAGCCTTGCATGACTTTGAAATGATATTTGCTAATATGTAAATATTGCATACAATTTTGTTTATTTTTATAAAAATCTTGACTTTTATGTATATTTTTGGTAATATAAAGAAAATGTGAAATAAAGTAACATTTTATTATAAAAGGAGAGATACAAATGGAAAATCAAAATACTGTGCAGACACAAGAAAACACAAAGTTTTGTAAACATTGTGGTGGGAAAATTGCGAAAGAGGCTGTTATCTGCCCACTGTGTGGATGTCAAGTTGAGCAAATTACAAATACACAAGGTACACAACCTATTGTTATTAATAACACTAACAATAACACAAGTGCAGCCTCTGCGACAGCGGTCGCCAATGGTGGAATACAAGGAAAACCTAAAAGCAAATGGGTAGCATTAATTTTATGCTTTTTTCTTGGATATCTCGGCGCTCATAAATTTTATGAAGGCAAAATCGGAATGGGTATTCTTTATCTTTTCACCGGAGGTTTATTTATCGTTGGTGTAATTATAGACATTATTGCTTTGCTCGGTAAATCTAATCCGTATTATGTTTAAGAATGTAGCATAACAACTAAATAAGCTAATTACAGCGTACATCTTCGGGTGTGCGCTGTTTTTATACCACAGGGTGTAGCATTTTTGCAACGCCCTTATTTTTATGCAGAAAGGATGTGAAACATATTGGATAACACAACCGTGGGCGAAATCGGCTTAAATCTTGTACTGAACAGGCAAGGCTTTTCTAAATCGCTTAATGCAGTGCAGGAGCAGGCAAACAGCGTAAGCAATAATATGAAAAGCTCACTTAAAAAGCTCGGCTCTGCCATTGTTGCTGCGTTTTCGGTAGCGGCGATTAAGCAGTTTGGCCAGCAGTGCATTGAATCGGCGGCACAGGTCAATGCGGCAAATTCTCAGTTTGAGCAGACTTTCGGTTCAATGGAATCACAAGCAAAAAGTGCAATTCAGAGTGTTGCAAAGGAAAGTGGTATTCTCGAAACCCGATTGCAGGGTGTGGGAACGAGTATTTATGCTTTTGCAAAAACCACAGGTATGGACAGTGCCAATGCATTGAATATGATGCAAGAAGCTTTACAGGTAACAGCCGACAGTGCTGCATATTATGACCGTTCACTCGAGGACACTGCAGAAAGCCTTAAATCTTTTCTCAAAGGCAACTTTGAAAACGACGCCGCACTAGGTCTGTCTTGTACAGAAACTACAAGAAACGCAGCGGCCAACAAGTTGTACGGTAAATCGTTTACGGAACTTTCAGAATCACAGAAACAGCTTACTTTACTTGAAATGGTAAAAGACGCAAATAAACTTTCGGGTGCTATCGGACAAGCAAGCAGAGAATCAGACGGTTGGGAAAATGTAACAGGCAACTTAAAAGAGAGCTGGAATCAGCTCCTTGCGGTTATAGGCAAGCCAATTTTGCAAGTAGCAACGAATATTGTGCAAAAGCTTTCTTCGGCTATCGCAAAACTTACAGAGTACGCCAAAGGGGCGATAAATGCGCTTTCAAAGCTGTTCAACTGGGACGGAGATGATACAGCAAACAGCATTTCAGCCGCTGCAAGCTCGGCAGAAAATTTGACCGATGAGGCAGAAAGCGGTTCAAACTCATTAGAAAGTGTTGCGGATAGTGCAGAAAAAGCAAAGAACAGCGTTGCAGGTTTTGACAAGCTGAATGTTCTCACTAAATCCGATAGCGGCGGTTCAGATGCTTCCGCAAGTGATACAGCAAGCAGCAGCGGAACTTCTGTTGCAAATGCTGTTGTTAAAGATACAAACAGCGGCGTTTCGGGTGCTTTTAAAAATCTGTACGAAAAGAGCGGATTTAAAGGTTTTGTGGATAATGTTCAAAAGGGCATTAATAAGGTTGATTGGTCGGCTATCGGCAAAAATTGTGAGTCGATATTCAAAAATTCTGTTCCGGTAGCTCAAAATTATCTTAAACAGGTGCAAAAGGTCGGTAAATCTGCATTCGGTGCGGTAGGTTCATTTGTCGGCGGAGTGGTACAGGTTAGCGGTAAACGGCTGCAAACACTGACGGGCGGTGTTGCAAAATGGCTTGATAGGGACAAGAATAAAATCAACGGCTTTATTACAACCATTGGCGACAATTTCAGCAAAGGCTACGATAATTTATCGACATTCTTTGAAAAGGGTTTTGATGTCATCGGGCAGAGCGTTGACAGAGTTCGCCCACAAATGGAGGACGCAATTTCAAATCTGCTCAGCGGTTTTACAGATTTCGGCGGTGCGGTCGGAACGATTTTCTCGGAGGGCTTTAGTTTAGCTACCGAATCACTTGTAAAATGGATTGACAATGACGGTGCAACTATCGGAGAATTTTTTGACAATATTCAACTTCAAATGGCAGATGTTATGAACTTCGTGGGCGGCGTATTTTCAGACATCGGTAACTTCCTGCTTGGCTGGTGGGACGGCGAGGGCGGTTCTGAGATTTTTCAGAATGTGTGCGATATGTTCCTTAATATCGGCACAACGCTTATGAATGTTTATAATGATTGGATTATGCCTGCGTGGAATTTCATTGTCGGAGTATTTCAGTCCGCATGGACAGATTGCCTTAAACCGATTTTTGAACAGCTATGGACTGTTTTCGGCAAGGTTTGCGACTGTATTGCAACAATATGGAATAATTGGCTTTCCCCGCTTGTGAACTTCATAAGCGATACATTAGGCCCTGTATTTAATACGGTACTGAGAAATATTCAAAGCATTTTTGAAACAGTATTCAGAGTTATAGGCGATGTTGTGGGCGGTATTTTAAAATCGTTCGGCGGTCTTATTGACTTTATAACAGGTGTTTTTTCGGGCAACTGGGAAAAGGCTTGGAACGGTATCAAAGACTTTTTCGGCGGTATATGGGACGGCATATGGGGCATTATCAAAGGCTTTGTTAATCTGATAATTGACGGTATAAACCTATTGCTGACAGGTATATATACGGTTGTAGCCGCTATCGTTAATACTATCGGCGGTATAGCTGACGCAATCGGTTCGATTTTCGGGCAGGAATGGGGTTGGTCAATGCCTAACGAACCTGTTCTTATTCCACATCTTGCAACAGGCGGACTTGTCAAAGCACCGACACTTGCGGTAGTCGGAGATAACGCAGGAGCTAATTCGGGCAATCCGGAAGTTATTGCGCCGCTTAGCAAGCTACAAGGTATGATTAATACTTCTAACGGCGAGGATACGGTAATTCTCGGCGAAATTCTGTCGTATCTTAAAAAGCTGTATGAGATGTTCGTAATATTCAGAAACAATGGCGGTAACTACTATCAGTTTGTCGCTGAAATTAACGGCAATGATATTTTTAACGAAATCGTAAAGCAAAACGAACTTTATAAAAACCGCCATAACGGCAAATCGGCATTTGCGTAAAGGAGGTGCAGTATGTCAAATTATAAAGGTTATTTACTAAAATTCGGAAATACCGAATTTCCTAATAACTATTTCGCTGAATATTCGTCAACACCTGATCAGCGTATGGACAATGATGCCGAGCGTGACGATAACGGCAGTTTACAGCGTTCAACACTGCCGACAGGTAAGACAAGCATTACTTTTTCTACCCACATTCTGCACTTGAACGAGAAAATCAATATGCAGAATATTATTAATTCTGGAATCGTGAACACAGTACAACGCAAATGTTATGTTACCTACTGGAACGATGAAACAAACTCATATGACAGCGGATATTTCTATATTCCCGATATTGAGTTTTCGGTTATGGACGCAAGCAAGACAGACATCCGCTACAACCCGATAAGCATTGAACTTATTGAGTATTAAGGGGGTGCGGTATGATAAATTTAACAGATGAGGTCAAAAAGCAACTGTTGAACGACAGCTTGCAAAGGGAAATAATTATCAGCTTTCCTGACGACGATATTCCCAACATCACGGGCGAGAATATTGTATCTGAAAGTCTTGAACTTACGCAGGCAATCAGTGACGGCAAGGAGTTTAAACTCGGCGGCTGTATTGCAGGTCAGCTTACTGTAAGAGTGATAAATGTTGATACAGAGCTTAACGGCAAACGCATTAAAGTTATAATGAAACAGTCATACAGCAAGGGGCTTTTATTTCCCTCCGATACAGTATTGCCGAGTGCAGATTTATATTGCGGTTCTCAGTCTGGAGTTATTGAGATGTCGCTATTCTGCGGTACTGTCAACAGCTCATCAAGACAGAAAAACAGGGCGGTAAAGGAAATTATCGCATATGACGATTTATATCTCGCTTCACAAAAATACGTTTACAACTACTTTACAAGCCTTGCGATTTATTCGCCCAAAATAAGTTTATATGACTTGAGAGTATATCTCTGCAGCAGCTTTTTAAAGGATTATGATTACGAAAACGAATTTACAGGCTTTAATGACAGCAATGAGCTGTCGCTGAAATTGGATCTTGTAAAATCGGTTTTCAATGACAAAACCACGATAGCGGACTTGTTGAGTGCGTACTGCGAACTTAATGCTTGTTTTGCAATTATGAGCGGAGAGGGCAAGATAAAGTTTATTCAAATTTTAAATCCTAAAACCGAGGTCGTTGACAACTACAGCAACCTCGACTTTGAGGAATACACAACACGCAGTATTAATCTTATTAAGTTTAAGTACAACAAGGACAGCTATTTTTCGTACGGTCATACAGAAGAAGAAAAACAAAGTTGGTATATATCGGACAACATAATTACTGCTTGCTGTACAGACATTGCAGGTATTGTTACAAGTTTTAACGATAATAAAGATAACAACTACATCTTTTACAATTTGTATGCTTACAGGCCTTTTAAAGCTGATGTTTACGGTAGGTGGTGGCTCGAATGCGGCGACAAGGTGAGCATAAAAACAGGCTTTACGGACACGGAAACGGTCGACAGTTTTATTCTTGAACGAACGCTGAAAGGCACTAACGGCATGAGAGTAAGGCTGACGGCAGAAGGTACAGAATATTCAGGAAAGGATGAGATAAATGAGTTACAGCAAAATTAATTGGGTTGACGGAGCTGTTCCGGCGCTGAACGCAACAAACTTAAATCGTATGGACGGCGGTATCTACAGCAACAGTGTGGATATAGCAGTAATGGGCACTAATATTGAAACACTTAGCCATAGTGTCGTTGAAATCAAAGAAAGCAATACAAATATCGAAAAGCGTATTGATGACACAAATGCAGCAATCGAAACCGCATCTGCAAAAATGATAGCAAAAGACTCTTTGCTCAATACATCTACAAGCATTAATCTCACATCGCTTGAGGACACAGAGCAGACAGTAAACGGCGTTACAATTTCAGTCAGGAACAACAAAATTAGCTTGAGCGGCACATCTACCGCTGCGGTTAATTTTTATCTCAAGCTCAAGCGTGCGGTTACTCTTGAACAAGGCAAAGCGTATTGCTTATCGTTGCAGAATTTTGCTAATATTACAAACGGCGGTTGTGTGTTCTATCCTACAAATGAGCAGACGGCAATTAGTTCATCTTGGCTCTTGTCAGAAGTTAGTGCTTTTAAAAATGCAGCGGCCACTTATAGAGCGACAGAAAATGCAACCGTAAATTCGATTAAAATTGCGGTTGCTACAAATAGACTTGTTGACAACAGTTGTAATCTTCAACTTGAACAGAACAACAAAAAATCAGCATATGCAAATCCGGACTTGACAAGTGAAAGCATTAAACCTGAGTTGTACCAAGCTCCCGACTACGCTATGCATTATTTGTATGTTTCAAATGATTACAACGAGAATACTGACGGTTTTGGCGTGACGAAGTTCAATTCTATTCTGTCTGCTAATGATAGCATAACAGACAACAACTACCATAATCGCTACACAATCATCGTTGCACAAGGCATATATACAGATTTGCAAGATAAATTTGCAGGAATGTCTGATGTGGGATTAATCGGCTATCGTGGGGTAATGATGAAAGACTATGTTTATTACGAATCTGAGAACATCTATAACCCAGCTGCAACGGTTATCAAGTGGGACGGAGCAACAGGCTTTGATAAGTCTACATTAAAATCTGAAGATATAATCAAAAAATGTCCTTTTCATTTGGATTTGAATGTCCACACTCACATAAAAGGCTTTACATTTGATTGTAAAAATATCCGTTACGCTTTACATCTTGAAAGCGGCGGCACAGGCTATGCAACTGAATGGACGGTATCTAATTGTATCTTCAAGTGGGGCGGTCGTGCTGATTGCACGGATTATACAGGCAAAACAACTGTTCCTGCGTTTGGTTGTGGGCATAGTTTTGGCGAGGTAGGATTGATTGAAAATTGTAAAATCATACCCACTGACTGCACTATTGGTTATCAAAATCACGATAATGCAGATAATAGCAGCTTCGGCTTACATATGAAAACAGGCTCGAATATTACAATCAGAAATTGTGATTTTGGTGGAACGGAAATTCAAGCAAGAACGCTGAAAGGTGAATATTCTGACACGCCAAACATCTTGACTATTGATCGCTGCATCAACATATCTGAAGTTAAAAAGTTGTATGCGGCTCCAGCGACGAAATGCGATTGGACGGTCGTCGAAAATCTAAATGAAGGGGTATGAATATGGCAAAAGTAACTTGTGTTGATGTTTCGGAATTTCAGCAGAATATCGACTTCAACAAAATGAAAAATGACGGCATAAAAGCTGTAATAATAAGGGCAGGATACGGCAGAGAAGTATCGCAAAAAGACAGTATGTTTGAAAGCCATTACAAAAATGCCAAAAACGCAAATTTAAAAATCGGAGTGTATTGGTACAGCTATGCTGACAGTGTGAACGATGCGGAAAAAGAGGCAAGGGCTTGCCTTGAGTGCATTAAAAGCAAGAGCCTTGATATGCCGATTTATTATGATTTGGAAGATTATTCAATGGTTAAACTCGGCAAAACAAAACTTACAGAGATTGCAGAACGATTTTGCGAAACAATCAAGAAAAGTAACTACAGAGCAGGTGTGTATGCCAATCTGAATTGGTTTAATAATTATCTTGATTATGATAAGTTAAAGAAAAAGTACAGTATCTGGCTTGCACAGTACAATGACAAAGCAGAGATTGACTGTGATATTTGGCAGAACAGCTCAACGGGCAAGGTCAGCGGTTACGGCGGTAACATTGACACAAATGTAATTTACAACGATAACATCTTCGGCAAATCTGAAACAAATGTTAAAAAGCCAACGCTGACATATAGAGTCTTTGCAGACGGCAAGTGGTACAATGAGGTCAAAGGTTTGTCGAATATAGCAGGCAGAGCGAAGCAGGCTATTTCTGCGGTTGCTGTTAAGGTTAGTAACGGTAAAATTAAGTACAGAGTGCATTTGCTCAATGGAGATTGGTTACCTTGGGTGACAGGCTATGACATTGACGATGATGTAAACGGCTATGCAGGTATCAAGGGCAAAGTAATTGACGGATTGCAGGTTGAGTTTGAGGGTGTCGGCGATTTTAAAGCTACATACCGTGTCAGAAAGCAGGGCAAGAGCAGTTTCTTTGATTGGCAGTACAACTCAGAGCAGGACAGCAAACAGGACGGCTACGCAGGACTTCTCGGCACTAAAATTGACGGCTTGCAGATTACATTGACATAATTTTGGAGGTAAAATATTATGGTAAATTATATTGGAATTAAAAAAATTAAAGCTGAACCTATGACAAGAGGTGATTATAACAAATTCAGAGGCTGGAATATCCCTGAAAACGAAAATCCAAATGACAAGGGATATATAGTAAAATATTCTGATGGTTATATCTCTTGGAGTCCAAAGTCAGTTTTTGAAGAAGCTTATGATGAAATTGGAAATAAACCTTTGATTGATACAGTTGTATTAATGAAAAGCAATGATTATAAAGAAAGATTTATTGCAGAGTATCAGCAATTGGTAATCCGTTATAAGGGATTGAAGAAAATGCTTGATAATTTGGATAAGGGAGAACTATCTTTCGTTCCGGCTTGTCTACGCAGTACATATAATATGCAGATTAAATCAATGGCAGACTATATTGCCGTACTCGAAGCAAGGGCGGTTATGGAAGGTATCGATTTGTGGGAGGTATAAAACAATGAAAGACAATATTATTCAGGCTACTGTTTCGGTAGCACTTGGAGCATTGGCAGCATATTTCAATGTTTTGCTCGTGCCGCTTGCAGTTTTAATCTGTGTAATGATAATAGACTATGGTACAGGTATGGCAGAGGCTTACATAAATAAAACCCTCAACAGCCGTATTGGTGTTAAGGGAATACTTAAGAAAGTAGGCTACCTCGTTCTCGTGTGCGTGGGCGGCGTTGTTGATTACCTCATCGGTGCAGGACTTGCCACAGCAGGGATTGAGTTTTCAAGCTATTATTTTGGCTTAATTGTTTCCGTGTGGCTGATTATAAACGAGCTTATTTCAATCCTTGAAAACCTTGCTGGGTTGGGCACGCCAATCCCGAAATTCCTTGTAAATATCGTCCGCCGATTGAAAAATACAGTCGAAAATAAAACCGATACAGACACAAAAGAATAAGCGTACATAAGTTTAGCCCCTCGAGTACGAAGTCGGTAGCCGAGGGGCGATTTTTTAATTTGCATACGGTTTTATATACACATCGAAAAGGTAGCACTCTTTGCGTGAACTTCACAGTATTCTTTTCTGAGTTCGTATTTTTTTCATGTTAAATCTCTCCTTCGCAATATTATCGAGCTTTTCAATGATAAGTTTTTCAACATATACAGGCGGTTTGCTCTTACCACCCTCCCAATTCTCGATTGTTCGCAGCGGAATCTCGAGCAGGTCGCTCATAGCCTGTTGCGTTAGTCCTGCGTTAAGTCGTGCGTCTTTGATTTTCATAGTGAAAACTCCTTTGTTTGTAGTCATCAGATTATCACACGAGTATCAATCTTTAGCATTAAGACCATTTACGAATGCAGACACAATAGTTAAGAATTTTGATGTAAACTTTTTTTCTTTCAACAGATCGTAAAAGAAAAGACATTCATGATTCGCTGTTGCGCTCAGCTGGAGAATGTCGCAACACACATCGTCACGATTGTGGCTGCTTATGTCTTGAGAGATTTTGAGTTTGAGGGCAGCTAAATCATTTTTATTGCAATTCTTTGCGATGTATGTGCCGTCCGCTTTCGCTTGCAGAATAAGCTCTTCAAGAGTCATCTGAATTGTGCAATCAATATCGCTTGCTGTAACTTTCAATGCTTGCGCTATCTTGTTGATGTTCTCTCGTGAGATAGTAACATTGCTTGTTGCGTCAATGTTCTCCCAGCGAGCCATCATCGGCTGGTCGCAGCCTACTCGCTCGGCCAATTCGGCTTGAGTGAAACCACAAGCTTGTCTAAAATCTTTGATGTTGTATTTGTACATTTATAATTCCTCCTTAAGCGAGCGGAAATTTGTATCCGCTCGCTTGTATTTAGTTACATAAAGTTAATGATTGTATCGATGTATTTATCAATGTCATCGTTTATGTCGAATATTTTTATATCATTATTTTTTCTTCTTTTGTATTTATCTTTGTAATAATCTAAGTGAGAAAGAAAGTTACAATCAACATCGCACATCATATGTGATCTACCGTCGATGTTGAAATCATAAGTAGATGTGAAAGTGAAAACCTGCTCAAAAAATTCTTTCTTGAGTACGAGTTTGTCGTCTTGAATGTACTTGACATACTTATTACGAACTTCTTTCGTGTAAGAATTGATAATATGTGCTTTTCTAAGAAAATCTATTACTTCGTCTTCCGTTTTCCAAGACACATAGTATCTGAATCGAGATTTATCGTTTAGCAGTGCAGGAATATCCTTCTGTTCTATTCCTGCCGCAAACGGTGAGAACTCTCTATCAAACTCGTATGTGAGTTCGATAGCTTTTTCACTGTTGAGGTATTGTTTGATATTGCTGTAATCCGTCATGATAGTAACTCCTTTATTTTAAATTTAATTTGATAAACACATATTAACACATAAAACACATATTGTCAATAAAAAATTATAAATTCTCTATGAGAGCTTTTTGTGTTTTGTACCCTGCAACGAGTACACCATATGCGCCTGGCATATGCACACCAAACTCGTCAACTTGCAGATAGAGGAAGTATTTTTCTGATCTGTAGAGGTCTGCTCTATCGCAATCAGTGCGAACTTGATAAATACGATTTGTCTTTTCGTTGAGAGTGTTGATTGCTGTGTTGATTTTTGCGTTTGTGATTTTCATAGTGAAAACTCCTTTAAAACTATTTGAGATGTTGTTCATCTCTTATCTTGATTACATTATACCACTATAATGGTGGGCTGTCAATAGTTATTTTGAATTTTTTAAAAATTATTTTTAAAAAATATAAACTACGAATAAACTACAAACATTTATTTGTAAAGCAAAAAGTGCCGATAAACACTGAACTTTTATAAATAAATATCTTGACTGTTAATCATGATGTCACTGGTTCGAGCCCAGTTGGGGGAGCCATAACAGAGTAGTTTTTATAGCTGCTCTGTTTTTTTGTATCCTTTTTTACTCTTGCGTTTTTTCCTTATTTTTCAGAGTCACCTCCTAGTTAATTATAATTTTTTATTTAATAAAAAGCGTTTTTCACCTGTATCAGTATTTTCTAATGTTATAGGAACATTAGAAGGAATACAAAACCCCGGTCTGACTGCACCGACTCCACTTCCCGTGATAGTACTTATCCCTCCCTTCCAATACTGCCATCGTCCGCAACACCAATAATAGTATTTCCATCTCTTAATGCCGGAGTACGCAACAGCCAAGAACTTGATTCCAAATTATCAAATGTTGCTATTCTTTTCGAAGTTTTATCAAAAAACAAAAGTGGCTTTCCCTCTTTGATTGCCGCACGACTTAATGAGGAATTTACCTCGTTTGCTGAAAGTAAAAACACATTACGCTCTATAATCTCGGTTTCATTATCGTGTGTGTCTATTGCATTTTTTGTAGTTATTTCTATTTTACACGGAACTATTAATTGCTGTATATCTTGCGAAAGTTGGGAATAATATGTCTGATTAAGAAAAACATCAATATTACTATCGGCATAGTAAGAGGCATATTCTCTCGGAGTGTTGTAAACAACATATTCATCTAATAAAAACTCTCTCAAAATCAAGCAATAACCGTCATAATCAGAGGTAAGCACAAAAAAAGGAATTAAATTTTCATTTTCTTTAAGATATATTCGATATCCATTTGAATTATTTTTATCATAGGCTATATCTCCTATGGTCAAAGATTGATTTTTTGACTCAGATAAATCACTTAAATTTTGATTTTCATCACTACAACCATAAAAAAATACAGATACAACAAAAACCAACGCCGTCAAAAACAAATATTTCAAATATTACACCTTCTTTTCAACCACAATAAAATTGTAAAATAAAGAAAAACTTATAAATATATATCATATATTAGCAAATATTGCAATGTTAGTCAAGATATTTTTATTTATTTTTTCACGCTCTGCTCTGCGTTGTAAATAGATGTGACCCATTTTTAGTAAAATAATAAGTCAAAGTATAGTACAATGATTTTTGGAAGCCTTTGAAGTGGAGCGTAGCGGAACGAAAAAGGCTTCCAAAAAATCGGCGGTCACTCCGACAGCTTCTCTGCGAGGAGCTGAACAGGGCTCTTTCTTCCGAGTGTCCGCATTGTTTTGTTGTTGCTCCAAATGAGGTGTTTTGCTAATTTTTCATTTAACTTGTCAACGCTTCTGGCTGTATTTGACAAGGAGATTGAATACTAAAGCAAATGAGAAAAATTTGCAACAGCCCCTAATTTTTGATTGATCAAGTTTTAGTAAGAATGAAATTTTAAAAAAAGTTGAAAATATCTGGTTCATCACGAATTTTTGTGGGATCGTGAACGGACAGACGGAATAGAAAGATAGCGAATTAAGGTAAAGAAGAAGTCGTCGTCACGGTAACCATAGCCGATTCGTTTAGCGACCTTGATCTTGTTGTTGAAGCCTTCAGGCTTGCCGGTGCTGATTGAGTAGATGGCATGAGCCGCTAAGCTGTGGAGTCGTTTTTCTTTTTGAACTGCAAACCGTACCAATGCGGGAATATCACTTTTTTTCGCCGCCTGAAACCATTTTGTCCATCCGATGACTGCTTGTTGGTAATCTGTC